CCCTAATGGAGAGTCCGGCGCCGTCGATCATCGTAAAGGTGGATGCGCTGACCGAAGAATTTGCCAGCCTGGAGGGTAGGAAGAAACTTTCGGCCCAGTATCTGGACTCCAGCGAAAGCGGACGGCCTTGGTTTATCCCGGCGGACGCCTTTGATGTGCAACAAGTCAAGCCGCTGACCTTAAACGATCTGGCGATTGCTAAAAATATGGAGATTGATAAAAGGACGGTTGCCGGGATCTTCGGCGTGCCGCCTTTTTTGGTTGGCGTCGGCGACTTTAAGGCCGAGGAGTATAACAACTTTATTGGCTCCCGGATCATGTCTATGGCAAAAGTGATTGAACAGGAGCTGACCCGAAAGCTTTTGTATTCCCCGGACCTTTACTGGAAATTTAATTCCCGCAGTCTGTACTCCTATAGCTTAAGCGATATCATCACCGCCGGCGGCGCCATGAATGATCGGGGCGCCATGAGCCGCAACGAGTGGCGGGATTGGATTGGCATGTCTCCCCGGGCGGATATGGAAGAACTCTTAATGCTGGAGAACTACTTGCCCACCAGCGAGCTGAAAAACCAGAAAAAACTGAAAGGTGGTGATGACGACGGACAGAACGATTAGACAGGCCAGAAGCCTGCAAACGCAATTCCGCGCGGCGGCGGCTGACGGAGAAAAGTACATCGAGGGATACTTCGCAGTCTTTGGCGCCAATTACGAACTTTGGCCAAAAGCCACCGAGAGTATTGATTCCCATGCCTTTGACGATGCCCTGAGCGACGATATCCGGGCCTTGATCGACCACGAGACCCGGCTTGTCCTGGGCCGCAATAAAGCGGGGACCTTGGAACTTAAGGTTGATGAGCGGGGGCTCTGGGGCCGGACAAAACTTAATCAAGCGGACACTGACGCCATGAACTTATACGCAAGGGTGGAGAGGGGCGACGTTGATCAGTGCAGTTTTGGTTTTGATATTTTGGATGAAAAGGTAGAGTACCGGGAAGATGGCAGCATCCATTGGACGATCCTTAAGGTTAAGTTGTATGAGGTATCTTGTGTTACCTTCCCGGCTTATGAAGACACATCCATTGCCGCCCGGAAAAAGGAATACAAACAGATCAAGACCAGGCAGCTCCAGGCCTGGAAGGAGAGCATGAAAGAGAGGTTAAAGAAATGTTGAAACAGTTACTTTTGCAAAAGCGTATGGCCGGGCTAAAGAGCCAGCTGGAAGCACTGCGAAATAAGGACGCTGATTTTACCACCAGGGCCGCCGCATTGAAAACCCGCGAAACAGAATTGGAAGCGGCGGTGAATGAAATTACCGAAGAATCCACGGAAGAAGAGAAGACCACTGTAGATGAAGCCGTGGCGGCTTACGAGGCCGACGAAAAAGCCCTGACGGCGGAGCAGGCGGAGAACGACGAGGCCAAGAGGAAGTTAGAAGGCGAGATCAAGGAGCTGCAGGCAGAACTGGACGAAATTGACAGCAGAGCCAAAGACCCAAGCGGGAAACCGGCGCCGGAAAAACTTAAAAACAGCGAAGAAAGAAAGGATGATCAACAGATGACTAACCGCACCAAATTTTTTAAGACCCTGGCACCGGAAACCAGGGACGCTCTGCTTGCCCGGGAGGACGTTAAAGAGTTTTTAGTCCGGGTAAGGCACTTTACCGGAGAGAAACGGGCCGTCTCTGGCGCTGAGCTGACTATCCCGGAGATCCTGCTGGATACCCTGCGGGACAATCTCTATCGCTACAGCAAACTGATTAAATACGTCAATGTCCGGCCTGTCCCCGGGAAGGCCCGGCAAAACATTATGGGGGCCATACCGGAGGGTGTGTGGACGGAAGCCTGCGCGAGGCTCAACGAATTGCTGATCAGCTTTGCACAGATTGAGGTGGACGGCTATAAAGTAGGCGGGTTTATCCCGGTCTGCAACGCCACGCTGGAGGATTCCGACGAAAATCTGGCGTCTGAGATTATGGACGCTTTAGGACAGGCCATCGGGTATGCTGTAGATAAGGCTATCCTGTACGGCACCGGCGCGAAAATGCCTGTAGGCGTTGCTACGCGCTTGGCCCAGACCGCCAAGCCCAGCGACTGGAATGATAACGCTCCGGAATGGACCGATCTGCACAGTAGTAACATCCTTAAAATTGATCCCTCCGGGAAAACCGCCGAGGAGTTTTTTGCGGATCTACTGTTAAAGCTTGGCGTAACGGATCCGGCCTACGCCCTGGGCAGTACCTTCTGGGCAATGAGCCGTAAGACCAGGATGAGCCTCATGGCCAAGATGATTAACTTTAATGCTGCGGGGGCATTGGTGGCCGGACTGAATGGAACGATGCCCATTGAGGGAGGCGTGATAGTGGAACTGCCCTTTATCCCGGACAATGATATCATCGGCGGCTATGGCTCTCTTTACCTGTTGGCTGAGCGGGCGGGCGCCCAGCTGGGTCAGTCGGAGCATGTGCGGTTTATCGAGGATCAGACCGTCTTTAAGGGCACAGCCCGGTATGACGGCATGCCGGTATTCGGTGAGGCCTTTGTGATCGTCAATATCGCCAATGCCAATCCTACCACCAGCGTACTTTTCCCGCAGGACGCTGCCAACACCGTAGCAACGCCTAAAGCGCTGCCGATTGCGGGAACATATACCGGCGCGCAAACCGTGGCCCTGACCTGCGATACCCCTGATGCCAAAATCTATTACACCGTTAACGGTAGCACTCCCACCGCAAGTAGCACAGCCTATAACGGCCCGATTGCGGTAGCGGCTACGACTACCATCAAGGCCGTTGCCGTAAAACAGGGTATGGCTGACTCTGCCGTCTTAAGCGCAACCTACACGATCAGCTAAGGAGGCCGCCATGAAAGCTATTGTTAAAACTAAATTTGTCGCACTCTCCCGGGAATTTATCCCGGGGGAGGAGGTTGATTTGCCTGAGGAGCAGATCGATCTGCTGAACGAAGCTGGCCTGGGCACGATCCTTGAGGTAGTAAATGCGGGGGAGTGGCCCAGGCACAAAGGGTTTGGCCGCTACGAGCTGTCCGACGGCAGCGAAGTATCTGGAAAAGCTGCCGCCTACGAGGCGCAGACTAAACTTGATGCTGAGAAATAGGTGATATGCCATGAATATTGCAACCGTAGTGGGATTGGTTAAAGAAAGATTGGGCATT